CTCTATCCGCTCTCGCAAACTTACAATCTCGTTGCGTAATTCGGTCAACTCTTTCTTTTGAGCCTCAGCGGTTTCCTGCCACATAGCCAGCACCGCTTGGGCTTGCTTGACTTGTAGGGAATCCGCTTGGAAGCGTCCCCGTGTGAGCCAAGCGACTGCACCGCCAACGATTGCGCTGATGGTGCCGATGATAGTGGTTTCGATTAGGTTCACCTGTTGGCTACTTGCTCGGTTCGCCCTTTGATTTATCCAAAGCCATCCAACCTACTGATAATAGGGTCAATACCGAACCAATGATTTCGGTGAGGGTTGCGGTGTCAAGGATACCTTTGGCGACGAGCGTGCCGCCGATGAAGGTGAGCAAGTGACGGAGCAGAGCGATGACGGCTGATTTCATAAGGGGGAGTTTGGGTTGGTCGGGGTTGGCGTTACGGCGAAATAGGCGCATAAGGGGAAATGTTATTATTTGGAAGGTGTTGCAAATTCTTGGTAATCTGCGGCGTATTGTTCCTCCCACCCGCTGAACGAATGCAATCCAACGGGGGCGGGCCATACCACGAATGCGGCCAAGGCTTCGGGGCAGGTGTCGTGGAATAGGATGTCCACGCAGACGGCTTTGTCTATCTCTCCCACCTGCACGGCGAAGTCCAGCGGTTGCAGTGTTGCGAGCAACTTGTCAGCGGTGGCCTTGTCGGGGAAGGCGAACTTGCGGAAGGTGGGCATTACAATGTGGTCAGCGTTGCGAGTTCAGCGTTGGTGAGGCGGGTGGTGTAGAGGGCCACGGCACGGATGCGGTCGTTGAATGGGTCGCCAGTACCTGAACTGAAAGCATTTGCTCCAATCCTACACGCTGTTAATGATGTTGGAAAACTCACGGAATTCGTAGAAGTTCCCGCTAATGAGCCGTTAATGTATAACGCATAATTGCCGTTAGTATATCCAAGGGCGATTTTATGTACTCCAACGGCCAACGCTGAACTCGTTATTATTGATTCAAGTGAGCCATTGGCTCGACGGATTGTTACTGTGATTTGTCTTGATGAATTTCTAAAAACAATAATAAAATCAGTAGTAGAATTATTGTCTAACCCTAAAACAGCCGCAGTAACCGAGTTGCGAATATCCACTTCCGCATAAATCGTCCCCTCCGTCTGCCCGATGGACCCGCTGACCGCTCCGCTCACCGAGATGACATCTGCGCTTCGGCTTCCCGTGCCTGCGGTGGTGGGGATGTAGGAGGTCGCCACCGAGCCTGTTTCGAGTTGTGCGGCAAAAAGATAAAAACTACTGCCATTACCTATATAAGTTGTATCAGTAGCAGCGTTCTGCATTTGTATAAAAACGGATGTAGCCTGCGTAGAAGTTGCCGTACCCCTAACCGAAAAACGATACCAGCCATTTCCGTAATTATCAATGGAAGCACCACTTCCATCTATGTTTGTTATCGCTAAAGTATCTAAATTTAAAGCAGCCCTTGCATTAAAAGCCGTTGCAGCATTGATTAACAAAAATCTATTGCTTGAGTTTTTCTTTACAAAAATTGAAACGGTGTAGGTTGTTCCGCTTACGAATGATGTCGTTGGTTGTTGACTGATTCTATGCCTTGTGTTGCCTGAAGTGTCAGCCAATAAAAAAGCGTTAGTTGTGCCATCGGGCGAAGTAAATGCACTTGTAGACCCTGTAGTAAAAGATATATTATCTTGCGTCCACGGAGCGCCAATGTTCAGTTCGTTGCTTCTTGCAAATAAGTTCGTCGCCGCAGGCTCCACCAAAAGAGCAGGACACCCCGTCACGCCGCCGCTTGTGTAGTAGTCCAAGCGGGGGATGCCCGATGCTACGGATTCAATAAGGCCCGCAGAGTTGAACCGCCGTGCCGCCGTGTTGCGGGTAACGGTGAAGTCCCCGTTGGCCGTTGGGATTTGCGAGTAAAGCGTTCCCGTCTTGAAACGAGCGGGGACTATCAATAAGGAAGGCGTGGGCATATTAGAAATTGAATATCAAAGCGAATCGGGCTTGCAGGCAACCGCTGACGGCGGCCTCTGCCGCTGCTGCCCCGTCGGTCGTAGCACGGGCGTTGAAGGCATCCCACGCAAGTTCTGCGGGGGTCTTGCCCATCACCATGGAGCGAGGGTAGCCGTAGCCGTAGCCTATCAGCATGATTAGAGGAAGGTGTAACCGATGACGCTACCTACGGATGGAGTGACCGCCGTAATCTTCCCGCCGTTGCGGCCCGAAATAACTATTCCAGCGGACACGGATTTTCCCGACATTGCGTAAGCGGTCAGCAGGTTTTCCCCTCCCGCCGCCCTGTCCGAGCATTTGTTGTAAGATTGGAGTTGGCATTGCTTGCGTATTTAGGGTAAATGTAGGTTAGGTCGGAATTTCACAAATGGAATGACTATACGGAAGTTGGAACGACATGGTAGCCACCCACCCCGCCGTGCGGTCATCTCGGCTCTCCACAAACCTCGTAAGGCTGACGCTGGTACTTAGCGTCCACTCTTGCGTCGGGTCGTTTGTGAGGGCTGATATGAAGTCCTGAGCGATTTGTAGTTGGTCGCTCAAAACCTCGTCTTCGTTGTCTTGCCAGCCCAGCGTCGGACTGCCCGAAACCACGCCACCCATCGTGGCAATGGATTCCACTCGGTCAGAAAAATAGACACCCACAGTAAGAACCAAACTGCCCAAGTCCGTACTCGCTGACTGAACATCCGCAAATACCAAAGGATAGACGATTCGCTCACGGCTTGGGGTTCGCAGGTTTATCGTGTTGTCGGTCCCGATTGCAAGCGGGTCGCCCGTTCCGAACGAGTTCACCTGCGGATGAGCATTTGCAAGCGCAAGGAGTGCTTGCTTGATTTTTATCCATGACATAAGCCTGTAATTTCAGAATATTTTTTGAGTGCGCTCCCATGTTCAGCAGTTGTTGCAATAAGGGTCGTAGCCGTATGGCCACGGGCGGTCCAAGCCAGCACCACGGCGAAGGGTCCTTGCGTCAAGAGCCATGCCTGTGTTGTAGTTGGTTCCGTTCGGGTAAATAGTATCAAGGGCCGATGGCGGGGAATTGAATAGCGGATAGTCGGTGCGGTTCTCCATGAGGTAGCGGGTAATTCTTTCGGAATACCACTCGGCATCGTTCTTGACTTTGTCCGTGAGGCGGGTAATTTCATCCATGCTCATTTGGCTGGATTCTTCGCTGGTTCTGCGGACCATTCCCTTGTTCATGTATTTGAACGCCAAGACCATGGGTAACTCGTAATAGAGCCATTGCACCATAGCGGGTTGGATGTAGTCCTCCAATAGGGTGGTGTTCAGAGCAGTCGTTGTACCGCTGACCACCTGCCCCACCATTTCGTTGTACAGGGCCGAACCGACTATAGGCTGAATCCGCATTTCCTGCACCTTCACGATGGTAGGCCGTATCTGCGTAAACGATACATTCTCGTTTATGACCGAGTTGTCCAGCAGGGTTTGTTCGCTTATAAAAAGTGCCTTCATGCTTTCGTGATTTTATTGCCTTTGCGGATGACGAGTTGCTGCTCCCATACATGCCTGCATTGGGGGCGGTTCACTCCGCTGGCGGTATGATACCAACCGCCTCTGCGATTCCACACGGAGTAGCCCATGATGTTGGAGATGCCATCAATGTCGTCACGGGTGTACACCTTGCCTTGGTCAGCCAAGTCCAGCATCACCTTGCAGAACTCACGGCTGGTCCGTTTGTCCTTGTTGCTGAAACCTGCGGCCCAAGAATACTTGTACCTCACTTCCAGCACGGGTTCGGCCGTTGGCTTGACTCCTTCTTTGGCGATTTGGTCCACGGTACGGGCGATGGGGTAACGGTCTTTTGTGATTAGGTAAGCGACCCGCTTTGCGACCTTGGCCTTGCTGACCCCGAACTCCTTGGCCATTTCTTCCACGCTTGCGTCACGGTTCTTCTTGCGGTAGGCTTCAATTTTCTCGTCAAGTTCTTTCTCTTCCTCGCCCAGTTCAGCGAAGGCTTGACGGACCTGGTCGTCCAAGTCGGCATCAAACCGCATTGGCTTGGAGTGCATGACCACATAGTCGTCGGAACTGCTCCCAAACTTGCTTGCGACCACCTCCAAGACCTTGAACTCTTCTTCCCCCCATCCGTAGTCCTCGGTGTCCTCTTCGCCCCATTGGGGTTCGCTGAACGCTTGCTCTTGCACTCCGAGCAGCGTGTTCACTTCTTCGGGGGTTAGACCGAAACCAGCGGATAGCATCGTGCGGGCCATTTCCAAGGTGATTTTTTCTTGGGCATAGTGGCGGACGATTCGCATGAGGTTTTGGTATTCCCTGCCCGATAATTTCTTGATGTTGTCGTTGCCCATGACCACGGGCGTTTGTGGAACCTCGTCGGGTTGGGGATTGGGTCCGACCACATCGGCGGGTTGCTTTTCCAATGCAGGGAGGCCCGCTTTTTCCCGCAGTTCTTCGGGGGTCATGATGGTCAGCAGGGCTTGCTCGGATAGACGCTCCGTAATCGGTTCCACGGGAATCAGTTCCATCCCTTCAACGCCATTGAACGAACCCAAGTAGTTAATCATCCGCTCCACTTTACGGACACGGTCATTGACATAGGTGGCTTTGAATAATTCGTACGCCTCCACCAGTTCCTGCCGTCCTCCCAGTTGGCCTTCGGTCTTTACTCCAAAGAGCATCGGGTTCACGACACGGTGCGAGATGAAGATTTCGGACTGGATGGCCTTGTTGAGAATCTCGAACTGCTTGTCCATATCGGACGGGGTGAGCGGTTCCAAGGTAGGAGCCTTGGATACATCGTCGTTGAAGGTCACCACAAAGCGACCAGCGTTGTCGGTCCCGCTGAACTTGCGTTTAATCTGCCGCTCAATGTCGCCCTGTTCTTCGGGCGTTGGGATTCCGTTGTTGAAGTTGATTAAATACCCACCCCAAAAGTTGTTGCGGAGGTTGTTGTTGTGAAAGTTCGCCACCTGCACATCGGCTTCAATCCACGCCAAGCCTCCCATGTATTCGGGGAGGGGATAGGACTTTACGCCTGCGGCATAGACCCTGTAATAGAATAGTTGCTTACCGATGCGGTTGTCAGCATCAAAGGCGGGAATCTTTTCGACATCCCCGATTTTGGGGTAGAGTTGAATCATGGCATCGTCGTACCAATCGGCCACTTGAAACATCCGCTCGTCTTTGTCCACTCGGATTTTTTCAAAGGGGATGTGTTCCATTTTCGCAATGGTTCCCATCTTGTTCCAAGTTACCGCAACGGCGAACCCGTTGAATAGTTCCAAGTCAAGGACCAACTTTTCGGTGATGTCATTGAGGTCGTCATGCTCGCTCAACCCGTCAAAAAACTTGGCATACCTTGCCTGCTGCTCCACGGTCATCTTTTCCCCTGGTTGCCATCCACCGCCCACGATGTAGTTGACCTTCCCGTTGACGATGGCGTTGTGCTTGCTGCTTCGGCGGTAGTTGTCCAGCAGGTAGTAGGGGTACTCGTTGAACGCCCCGTAGGTGATGTACTTGCCCGCCTTGTTCTCCAACATAACGGGGACCTTGTGTTCAATCCCAAGCCATTGGGTGAATGATTGCTTTATACTCATAGCGTGTGGACGGTAAAATTGAGGGCCGAAATCGTGATGGTTCCGCCATCGTTCACGGCGTTGATGTAGATGGTGAACTCGTCGTTGACTGCACCTTGCAGGACGGCTTCAATCGTAACCGCATGGCCGTTTGCGTGAGCCGTGGTGATGTCAGTCATGGACTGCGGAATGATGGTTCCGTTCTTGGCGATATAGATGATGATTTGGTTGCCGTTGCCTTGCGAGAATACCATGCTGGCCGACACCCGCAAAGCAGCACTCGTCGTCCCTGTGTAGGTGATGGCGGTGGTTGTGCGGGTAAAGTTGTAGGTAGTCAGCAGTCCCGATTTCAGCGGTGTTGTCAACTTGACGGCCTGACCTTGGGTCGGGGTGAAGTTCTTGGATTCGTCAAGGTAAAGGTTCGCCACGCCACGCTCTCGGTCCAAGGTGGCGGTGTCTGCGAGGTCGTCAAAGAGGCCACCCACACGGGCGGCGGTGTTCGCTCCTGCAGCGGTTTCGGTGGTGATAGTTGCGGCACTCGTCTGCAACTGGGTTCTCGTTTGTACGCTCATGCGAAAGAGGGGTCAAAGGTGGAATCAAACACTCGCTCATCGGACGAGCCGAAGACGGTGTACTGGATGGAATTGGCGAAGGTGTTGAAGGTCAGCGAAACTACCTGTACATACGCCAAGCCCGTTTCAACCACCGCAACGGCTGCGCTAACCGTGGAAGAGGTATCGTAAACCTCATAACGATAGGAACCCGTTTCAACCGCCCCCAGGGTAATCTGAAATTTGTCATAGCGTTCGGTGTAGTTGGAAAGGTTGGCCGATTTCAGCAGGGTGAAGTCAGTCGTGACATTCTTGGCGATGTTCGTGAGCCGCAGGATGTAACGGTCCCCAGTAGAGGCCCGCTGCGTCCAAGTGACGACGATGGTGTTGGTGGTGTTGGGGGATAGGTATATCATCCTATTCCCAAATGTAGAACCCGCCCGAATTTCACAATTTGCGCCCGATGGCTCGGTAGAGTTCGGCCCTGCGTTCGGCCGTCTTGGTGATGTCAAACCGCTCACGGACATCCTTGGACAACTGCATGGCAAGCCCCTTGGCGTAGTCGGGTTCGTTGACGAACTTGCGGACGGCCTTGTACCAAGCGTCCTTCTTCCCGTAGGGGATGAGCAGACCGTTGTGGCCGTGCGTGATAATGTCGGTGTAGGGGATGGTTTCGGATGCGATGATAGCCTTGCCCATCCATCCCGCTTCAACCACTTTCAGTTCGCTTTTGAGGCGGTTGAACTTGGTATCTCGGAGCGGAGCGATGGTGGCGTTGATGAAATTATATCCCCCCACATAGGAGTAGATGTCAGCCGCTTGGATGCGTCCGTAATTCTTGTTCAGCCCCCTGCACGATAGCATCCGCTCGTAATCGTCATAGACGGCGTTCCCGTCGTTCCACCCGCCAAGGTAGATTTTGTAACGGCCATCCAGCGACTTGTCGTGAGCCAGCAGGGAAAACGAATGCTCCACCAAGGCGATGTCCTCTTGGTGCTGCGCCCCGCCAAACCAGCCGATTTTAAAGAGATGCGGTTCGGGTTCGGCGTTCGTGTCGGGAAGGTACTGCTGGTAAGCCTCGTAGGGTTCGTTGGGTAGGATGGTGACGGCTTTGTTGAGCAGGCGTATCTTCTGCGCCAAGTGTTCGGTCGTGGTGGTCACATGGTCCGCAAGTCGGATATGCTCCCGAATCTGCTCATCCAATTTCGTGGACAAATAGTGCCGATACATGATGTGGCCCGATTCCAGCACCCAGTAGTCGTCAAGGTCCAATATAACCTTGGCGCCAAAGGCCGTTAGAGCCTCGTAAACCTTCCGAATTTGTTCCAAGGTACCTTGACACCACAAGCGGTTAAAAAGCCACACATCAACGGTCTTTAGGTCCTCATCCTTGACATTGGCGATGTTGTCCACGCAGACATAGTCAAACTCCGTGTAGTTGTCACCGAGGTATGCGTTCGGCATTTCCAAGCGGTAGAAGGAGCAGCCCGTCGGGTGGGCGTTGTAAACGATACAAATCCTCATGCCCAAAGGTACAAAAAAAAGGGCCACCCCGTGAGAGATGGCCCTAACCACTAAACCATGCGGGAGTATGAGAACCCGCAGGTCAAAGATACTTTACGAACCGCTGATTTGGGTCGTGGATGCCGAGAAAGTTGCGGCGGCGATGTTCAGCATCGGGTCAGGTTCCATGCCCGTGAGCGTCATTTCGTAGCCACTCCTGTCGCCGAATGCAGTACCAGTCCCCGCAGTTCCAGCGGAGGCTTCCAAGCCATTCGCAGCACCAAGCAACCAATAGCGTCCGTTGTTGTCAAGGACGATGACCAAGAGGCGATTCCGAGCCAAGAGGCGCAACTCATTGCGGACGGAGGTCTGCAACTTGTTGATGGTGAATGTGACTTCGGGTGTGTAGAACAAAGTACCGTTTTCGGTGCTTGCGTTCAAGGTTTCCGTCATGCTGGAGGTCGCCTTTGTGAGGTCGTACTCAAACCAAGACCCCGATACCGAGGTAGGCGTGAATCCAGTTACCAAGCCGCTGCCGTTCGTGTTCACGGAGCCAGTAGCGTTCAAGGCTTGGACATAAATAGTTTTGATACCGCCGACAGCGTCACGGCATCCGAGGGCGTAGCCCGTAGTTAGGGAACAAGACATAGTGTATTTTTAGAGGGTTATGTTAGACTAAAAAAGCGGGGGGAAGTTTCCCTCCCCCCTTACACTTAGGCCAGGCGGAAGTCAACCATCAAGTCGGGATAGGCGAACTGCACACCTGCTTTGAAGGCGGCTTGGAATCGGACTTCATCGTTGTCCTTGGAGTACCACAACTCAAAGTTTTCCTCGTCGGAGAGCAAGTCGGTTCCGTAGAACAGGTTGCCGAGGTAAGTTGCAACGATGCGGTTGGTAGAGGTCAAACCTGGGACGGCAACGATGCGGACATTGGTACCAGGGTAGATGATGTCACCATCGGCCAACCCTTGCAAGTCCACTTGGTTGTACATGACACCTGTCTGCGACTTCAACGCTCCAATCAAGGTGCGGAAGTTGTTCCATCCGCAGAAGATGACGAGATCGGTTTTGGTGAGGATAGCCTGCGGGATGTCGTTGTAAACCTTGTCAAAGATGCTGATGACATTGGAAGTCGTGATACCAACGGAAGCCGATACTGGGTTCCAAGTTGTGGAGGAAGCGTTAGCAAGAACGGTAGAACCCGATGCAGCGTTCAGCAATTGGTTTACACCGCTGAAGTAGGAGTTACCCTGCCAAATGGCGGTTTCCAAGGCTTCGGCGATACGCAGAGCCTTCTGCTCGGAGAAAGCCTGCTCAAATGGTACGCCGTCGTATTGGCTACCAGCAGTCAACTGGGACTGCATCCAGTACTGCTCAAGTGAGCGAGGGCAAAGAGCCTCTTGGATTTTCATCACGCCGACGGTGATGTTACGCTGACTGAAAGTCGTGTTGCCTGTTGCAGACCAACCGCAGACGGTTCCTGACCCGATGTTTGCATCGGTGTCCATGAGGTTAAGGGCAGCAGCCGACTTGATACCAACTTGCTTGGTAAAGAGGGCAGCAGAGCGAGCGGCGAAGACCGCTTTGGTGATGAGGGGCAGCCTTTGTTGGTCGGTGTAGGCTGAAAGGTTTCCGAAAGAAAATGCCATGATTTTGTTTTTAGGGGGTTAAAGTTATTTGGAGTTTTTAAGAGTTTGGATTGATTGTGCGATGGCCGCAAAGTTTTGAGCGGCTGATGCCTTCCGTTGCTCCACGATTGCGGATGCGGTTGGCTTAGGGGCTTCCGAGGGGAGTTCGGCGACCTTTTCTACGATGTCGGTCATGGTTTCCATTTGGCTGGCAAATGCGGCCATCTTATCCTTCATCTTGCCCATCTCGGTATAGGCGGCTTTGAGTTCCTCCATGATGCTGACGAGGTGCTTCTTGACGATTTCTTCCACCATGGCGGGATCCACCATTGGATAACCTTCGGCGATTTCACTCACCACTTCACCCGCAACTTCGGGGGTTATCTCTGCGGCAACGGCGACTTCTTCGGCAGGTGCTGGGGCTTCGGCCACGACGACTTCGGTGATTTTGCCACCTTCGGTTTTGATGACACCAACGCCTTCCACTTGATGCTCGCCGTCAGGAGCGGGCAGGGTTTCGTCTTCGGTGATGACATAAACGGCGGTACCTGCAACGAGGTCGCCGTCCACACGGACAACGGTTCCATCTACCAACTTGTAGTCGGCAAAGGCTTGCTTTTGGGTTGTGAACTTCCGCAACTCGGTGCGGAGGGTATCAATGGCTGATTTCAGGTTCATATTATTGGGATTTGTAGGTTGGGTTGATATGTTGCAAAAAGTTGGTCAAATCGTCTGCGAGGCCCGCAAGTGCGACCTCCAATTCGGTTCCCGTGTTCTTTATGCCGAACAATCCCTCAACGGAGAAACCCTTGAAGGCGTGGCGATTCTCCCAAACTTCATCGTTCTCTACTTTGAAGGACCCGAACCAAGAACCGTCGGGGGTGTCCTCGTAGCCCTTGGGGGCAAGTACGCCCCGCTCGGTGTCGGTGATGTAGGATTCAAACATGAACACGCCATCCAGTTCGGCATTGTGGTAAGCGTTCACATTGTGCTGGTTCCCCTGCTTGAAGTACTTCTGCACGATCTTCCTGATCGTGGCTTTGTCAAACACGACATAGTACTCACCGTAGGTGTCGTCCTTCCGGTAGATGGGAGTATCGGCCAGCATGAGCGGCCCGGTCAGGACCCTGCGTTCCCCCGTTTCGGCAAAGCGTTGCGGGGTCTTGGCGAAGGCTTGGAAGGGTTTTTCAATAGCGGGCATATCAACGAGGGCGACAAATTGCACACCTTCGTCCACTTCGTCCACGGTCATTCGGTACACGGGAAGTTCCATGTGGGGATATGTAGCGGTTAGCCCAATGTTGCAAATTCGGACAAGCGGCGCACCCTGCTGGTCGTCTGCTGGATGTCACGCTCCACGACATAGGCCCGCATGGGTTGGGAGCCTTGGCCTTGGCCGTTCCCGAAGGAGGATAGGTCGGTCGTGTTGGGGTTGCTGAAAATTGGAGGTGCAGCACCGCCACCCGCTCCCGATGGCATCGGTCCACCAGGTGAAGGCGCACCTCCTGATTCCCCGCTGCCCATAATGGTCTTGCCTGCTTGAATCCCCGCTGCCGTTATGGATGCAATCCGCAAGCCTGCACGAATCTTGGCCATCGTGTTTAGAGCCTTGGTTTGTGCGATACCTACTGCACCACCAGTCAAAGCGTTCGCAGGGTTAGCAAAAGCCATTGCCGCATTTGCAGACATTTCTTTTTGAAGGTTTATGATGACATTGGCGATAGCCGAACCTTTCTCAATCGCCAAGGCTGCAATGGCCAAGCCTTTGTTCTCGTTGCCGAATGCTGCAAGGGTTTGGCTGATAGCAGTAAGCGAATCAAAGGTGACCTGCTGCTTGAAGTCAGCAACGGCCTGCTCAATGCGCTTGATTTCTTCGGCTTTAGCATCTTCAATTTGAATAGTCCTTGCCGCCGCTGATGCACGGGCTTGACCCTCCCTTCGCATTCCATCAATAACGGCTTGCTCTTGGGCTGCTTGGTCATCCAGCCTCATCTCGTAGAGGGTGAGGTTCAAATCCTCAACAAACTTGATGATGGCGTTGTTTTCCTCTTTGAGTTTTTCAAGCCTTGTCTTTGTGGCTTCTTCTGCCGCTGCTTTGCGCTTGGCATCATTAGCAATGAGGTCGTTTGTGTGCTTTTCGTAGGCATCCCGATAATTCTCCAATGTAGCCTCCTGCCTCATCAAGGCTTGGGCTTCTTCCATTGCTCGTTGCTTTGGGTCGGGTAGGTTGAGGTAGCGACGCACGGCTGCGGTCAGTTCGTCCCACTTGGCTATTAATAAACCAAGCCCTGCAACCACGATTCCAACACCTGATGCGAGCAGAGCAACCCGAAACGCCCTCAATGCTCCCGTGCTGGTTCCAACGGCTATGGCGTAAACCCGTTGAGCCGCTGCCGCTGCTTCGGTTGTGATAACGGATTTTTGGGTCAGTAGGATGTTGATTTGCTGCACCCCATTGACCAAGGCCATCGCCCCTTGGACTTGGACCATTGCCTTCTGCAAGTCCTCGTTTTCGTCACCGAACAAAGCCGCTGCGCCTTGGGCAATCGCAAACCCTGCCGCTACTGCTTGCGATGCTTCCACGATTAAGGTGAACGCTTTGCTTCCGCCCTTTGCGAATGAATCAACGGACTGCTCAACGCCCTCAATGGTTCTCTTGTAGTTACCCGCCTCAACTTGCAGGCGTTGGAATTCCTCGGTGTTCTGCTTGCCCGCCGCAGCGAGTTCAACCATTCGCTTTTTGGCGGCGTTGAGTTTGTCTTCAAGCGATTCAAGTGCTGGCCCTGTCGCATCGGTGGCGACTACTTTGAGGGCAATTTCTTTGGTTACATCTGCCATGGTTATCCTTCAGAAGGGAGTTCGGGGTTTACGGGTGCTTCATACCCTGGGTCCACAGGGTCGGGGTCAATGGGACCGTTGAACAAAAATTCGGGGTTGCTTGCAATCGGTGTGGTCGTGGTTGCGGCAAAGTCAGCAAGGTTGAGGATGCGTCGCAGGGTTACACGGCACGGCTTCATCTGCCCTACGAGGTAGTCCCGAATCTCCAGCAACCTCCACCGAATGCCGCCGTAGTACACGGGCTTGCGGAAGTCCAGTTGGTAGATGTCCACCGAGGATAGCATCATCGTGAGTTCCAACTGCAATGCTTCTTGGGACACCGTTTCGTTGATGTAGTTCAGCCAATAGGTGTTATAGAGGTTGTTGTTGGTGTAGGCGTATGGCGACCCGCTTGCGTTCACGGCGTTGTAGTACACCAAGCGAGGCTGACCAAAGGCCAAGTCCACATTCGGGGCGTATGGGTTGTCAATGTGGGATATGAAAGGCATCCGTAAGATTCCCACGGATAGGGCCGTGTTCCCGCTGACCCCATATTGATAGGCCCACTCGGTCTGCCCCTCAATCAAGTTGTACTGCGCCAATCGGTAGCCCGTTTGCAAGGCTTTGACCGTTCCACTCGCAAGCGTTCCGTCAATGTCCCAAGTTCTTCCAACTATTTTGTCCGTGCTGAAAGATGCGGGTATCAAGGTCCCGCATAGGGTTTCTACCACCTTGTCCCCCTTGCCGTAAAAGTTGGAGGTGTTGAAGATTCGGCCTCCATATCCCTCACGGGCCAAAGGGTAGGACTGCTTGTAGGTTTTGCTTAAATAGTCACCCATGTCCTTGTACTTGAACATGACATTGGTGTAGGCGTTGGGGTCGCCGTTAGTGATATTCTGCTCTGCGTTCTCATCCGCTTTTTGCGTCCAGTCCAAGGAACCCGATGAGTAGAAGTCCTTCCAAGGTTCAATGTATAGGAGTTTCGGGTCTTGCGGGTCGGGCATGAATTGCAGGTTGAACATCTTCTGCAAATCTTGCAATAGGTCGCTCTGCTTGACATCGGCAGGCAGGGCGGTCCGCATATCCAGCACGCCAATCCCGACGGGGTTTTCAAGGCAGGTCCATTGAACCGTTGCCCCCGAAAGGACATTGAATAACTGCGGTTGAGTTAAGGTGGTATTGGTAACGACAAAACCGATGTTGGCCGTCGTGTTTGCAGGGATGGTTATATTCTCAAACCGGACTGTGAATTTATTTGTCAGCCTTGCGCCAATACCCGTAATTACTGCAATGTCCGTGGAATTGGTGATATTTCGGATGGACATATTGCACAGAATATTCTCAATAATTGAAACCGTACCGCTGACCGTCAAGGTCACATCCACATTCCAACGGGTTGGAAGAATTGGAGCAACAAAGATGCTGGACGATGCGACCCAATAACCTGGGTTGTCATAAAACGGCGCAGGCGTGTCTTTTGGAAATGCGAGCGTTTGGTTTGCGTTAAGCGCAAAGTTTGCGGTGTTGCCTGTGCTTGCTGCAAGAATATTATTGCCCGACAAGTTGATAGGCATCGTCCCCGCTGCGTAGGGGATGACCAGTTTATTGAATAGCGACGAATTGAAGAATGTGCTGGAATAACGGAATCCCGCCTCGGCGAAAATCAAGTCCACCATTTTTTTCACATAGATGCTTGGACCGAGCCTCCACCATGGTGCTTGGAACCAACCGCCGCCTTGGTTGAGGATGTCCGTAAACCCCGCCGCATCCACAACCCCGTAAACATACCCGCTACTCAACGCACCCGATGCCGTCCAAGTGCCGCTGACATGACCGCTGGTGGGCGTGTGGTTCATTCCTGTAACGCCTGCGGTGTTCACAAGCATATTGCCCTCAATGGCTTTGAATAGGGACACATTGTCGGTGAATAACCCCACCTCGTAGGTGACGGTTCCCTTGGTTTTGCTCATGGAGAGCAACTGCAATACTCCGCTGAACACTTGCACCCCATCCTCCCACATTGCGGCTCTTATCCGCTTGTTCGGTTGGAATCCACCCACAAAGGATTGGATGTTATAGGCATACGCAAAGCAGGCCCGATTCGTCGGGGTGTTCGGCAGGGTTATCGTTTTGCTGAAACTACCCCGTTGCTTGGTCACATCCTCAATGTCGCCAATGGAATAGGTGACCGCAATGTCCGTCCCGCCCATCGTGTCAAGCACATAGGGGACCTCGGTGTTGCTATCGTTGAGCGGGTAAGCGATTAGGGTGACGCTCATAGGATGGAGTTGTCATAGGCAACCGCAACCTCAATCTGCAACTGCGTGAGGCGGTCATTCCGTCTGGTTACGAATTGATACTGGTTGGCATTGACCACCGCTTCCACAAGTTGTCCGTCAAGTTCCAACCACACCTGCCCGCTTCGGACCATTTCAATCAACCACTCGCTTTCAGCATCGGTCAGCCAATCGCTATTCAAAGCGTACACATAGTCAAACGAACCCGCCCACATCTTGTTGTAAGTCGTGGTTGCGTACACATCCGAGTTGTAGCCGTACACCTCCCGATCTACATTTGCCCGCTTCCGATTCTTCATTGTGAAGGTGTAGGAATCAATCCCGCCGTACTTGTTGATGAAGTGGACGGGGATGGAGTCAAACCGCTGGCAGGGGCCGATGCGATACCAAACCGCATCATAACCAGCGTCCGCTATATCAACAAAAGAGATGTAATAACCTGCGCCTTCTGCGGTTGGGAAATTTACCGAGCCCGCCTGACCGTCCGAGCATTGTGCTGATGTGAGTGCCTTCAAGTTCATTGGCCCTGCACCAAAGCGATGTATTGAACCGCTCACCGATGAAGGTCTTGGCACGGAAAAGGTTCTTGCGATATTACCAACGGAATCCGTATAAACCACTTGCGCCGAAACAACAGCGCCACTATAACCCGCACCAACGCAAAGCCAACCATAGGAATCAGAATACACTTGTTTGATGGCGTTCCTTGGTGATGTAAGGGTTTCCGTGGTCGTTGTCAATGCTTTCTCACCTCCCTGCAAAGCGCTGCTCGGAAAGTAAGTTTCACCACTCCAATCGGCCAACTCCAACTGCTCCAGGTTTCCTGCAAATGCAAGGACCCCGCTGACATTGGTTGTGGTTCCTGTCTGCACTACAGGCGTGCTTCCGTACTCTTCCATGAAAGTCAGCCGATACCCCGAATAGAACCCCGCATGGTCAGCAAAACCGACCTGGGCAAGCGTTGGTACGGTTGGAGCCATCAAGGTTTCCACCACTCGGCTCACATCAAAGAACCCGTAATTGGTGGTAGGTAGTTTGTCGCACTTCAGCCGTGCCAGCGTGGTCGTGCCAGCGGAATCCTTGACATCGCAGACATAGCGGTAATTGGTCGCACTTGTCAGCGAGCCGCTGACCTTGTAAAGCATTTTGTTGTAGACGGGGGTTGCCGTTTGAGGCGAACCCGAAAGGACGGATATGGACATGGGTTATCGGGAAGTTGAAAGGCTGACCTGCTTGCCCAAGACCTCCGAAATAGTATTGACGA